TAGAAGAGACGAAGAACAAGCAGAAAGCTCTCAAGGATGCGCTCAAAGAAGCTCAGAGTGCCGGAGATACTGAAGAGGCAAGGAAACAACAGGACGCACTCCAGAGAGAGCTGATTGAGACAACAGCAAACTTGAAACAGCTCTCAGACGAGTACAGCAAATCATCTCCGAGGCTTGCACAGTTCAGCGAGGTAGCCGGACAGGTAGCCGACAAGACCAGAGGCATCAGCACAGCCGGAGCAGGTGTAGTAGCCGGGATGGTGGCAATGGCGTCCAAATCGGCAAGCACAGCAGATGACCTTGCTACGCTCGCAAATCAGACAGGCTTTACCGTTGAAGAGCTTCAGAAGATGCAGTACGCATCATCGTTTATTGATGTCAGCATGGAGTCAATGACAGGCTCTGTCACCAAGCTGACCAAAAACATGGCTAGTGGCTCGGATGTCTTTGAAAGACTGCATGTGTCCATCAAAGATGAGAATGACCAAATGCGTGACGCTACAGACGTTTGGTACGATTCCATTGAGGCTCTGAGCAAAGTCACGAACGAGACAGAGCGTGACCAGTTGAGCATGGAGCTTTTCGGCAAATCAGCCATGGAGCTTGCAGGTATCGTAGACGATGGCGGTGCTTCCCTTAAAGCATACGGAGACGAGGCACAAAACACTGGACTGATTATGTCTGGAGAAGCTGTAGCAGGTGCGGTGGCTTTCAACGATCAAATGGACAGGCTGAAAAACACCACACAGCAAGCATTTTTCACTCTTGGTGCTACTCTTGCTGAAACGCTTGTACCTGCAATGACAGCAATTGTAGAGAAAATCACACAGCTTCTGTCATGGTTTGGCTCTCTGGATGGAAGCATACAAGTCATCATCATGGCGATTGCCGGAGTGATTGCAGTCATTTCTCCGCTTGCGTCATTCCTGTCCAGTCTGATGACTATCATTTCGGTAGTCGGTACAGTGGTGGCAGGTGTGTCGGCAACATTCCTTGGGTGGGTAGCCGTAGGAGCAATTGTAGTAACTACGGTCATTCTGATTATCAAATATTGGGACGAAATAAAAGCCAATGCGCTCCTCATGTGGGAAACGATTAAGGAAGCATTCAGCAACATAAAGGAAGCAATCAGCGACAGCTTCAACAGGGCAAAAGAAGCGACCATGAATGCATGGAACAACATCAAGAGCGCAGTCAGCAACGCAATCAATGGAGTTAAGTCAACCATCACAGGAGGCTTAAACAGTGCATATAGCACAGTCTCAAACATCTTTAACCGTATTAAATCAACAATTCAGAATGTCATGAACACGGCTAAAAGCATAGTCACAGGCGCAATCAATGCGATCAAGAGTGTATTCAATTTCTCATGGTCACTTCCTCCGCTGAGACTGCCACATATCAGCGTATCTGGTGGCTTCTCTCTGAGACCTCTGCAAGTACCACATTTCAGCATTGACTGGTACAAAAAAGCCTATGACAATCCTATTCTGTTTAATTCTCCTACAGTTCTGCCGACAGTTAACGGACTCAAAGGCTTTGGCGATGGCAACGGAGCTGAGATAGTCATGGGAGAGAGCTACCTGCGGAATCTTGTAGGCTCAGCCGGACAGACAAATACATTCAACATCTATGCACAGCCGGGAATGGGCGCACAGGATATAGCTCACGAAGTTGAGAAGATTCTTGTACGGCAAAGCAACAGCAGAAAGGCGGTGTTCCAGTGAGGCAGATTCTTACGATAAACGGCAGACCGCTCTCCGATTTTGGCACGTATTATGACGGAGCAGAATGGTGGAGGATTCCAGAGCGAGACATTGACACAATCGCTGTAGCAGGTAGAAGCGGTGACTTGATTATTGACAATAACCGCTTCAATAACATCAGCATTCCGTTTAACTGTTTTATCAAATCAAATTTCAGAGGCAATTACACAGCGTTAATCAATTACCTCATGTCTCTCCGAGGCTATCAGCGAATTGAGAGCAATGAACAGCCGGACGTGTACCGCATGGGAATAGTCCATGCAAGCATTCAGCCGGAGATGTTGGCACAGAATCGCAGAGGCACGTTTGAAATTGAAATTGATTTCAAGCCTCAGAAATGGCTGAAACAGGGCGAGTCTGTTATAGATATAGAATCGTCCACCAGTCTCTATAATCCTTCTCAGATGGCTTCTAAACCGCTGATTATGGTCACAGGCACAGGCACAATCACTATCAACGGTGAGCCAATGGAGCTGACAGCGAATACTGGCAAAACATTCATAGACGCTGAAACGCAAGACTGTTATGAAGGCACGATTAACCGCAATGGCGATCTGGTCTTGACTGGCGAGGACATACCGAGCCTCACAGCCGGAGAGAATAGCATCACATACACAGGCTTTACTACAGTGCAGATAATTCCAAGGTGGTGGCAACTATGATTCCGATTTTACTGGATGACACAAAGACTCTGACCGCATTGCTTGCTGACCACAGCAACGGTCTCGGCAGATTAAACGCAATCACCTGCACTGTGGACGAGGAGCGCAATGGACTGTATGAGATGACAATGACGCTCTCCATTGACGATAAGCACTACAGTGACCTGCACACAGGCTCAATCATCAGAGTAAAAGCCGGAGAGAGCGCAGGCTTGCAGATGTTCCGGGTATACCGCATTTCTAAGCCTCTGAACGGCATTGTGACGGTAGACGCTCGCCACATCACTTATGACCTTGCCAAAGCTCCTGTGCTTCCATTCAGCTCCACAGGAGCAAATGCAAGCATGCATGCTCTTGTGTCTCATCTCGGTGATACATACGAATTCTCCGCTGAGTCAGACATCACAAGCACAAGCACATTCACGCTTGATATTCCAAGAGCTTTCCGGGAGTGTCTTGGAGGCTGCCGGGGAAGCATTCTGGACGTGTTCGGTGGTGAGTATGAGTGGGACAATCTGACTGTTAAGCTTCACGCACACAGAGGCTATGACAATGGCTATGCGATCAAATACGGAAAGAATCTCACCGATTTACAGCAAGAAGAAAACATTGAGAGCGTGTACAATGCTGTCTTAGGCTATTGCACACGAAACGATGAGACTACCACAGGCACGGTAATCAAAGCGACAGCAGGTACAGCTCCTAAGGTCAAGATTGTTGACTTCTCATCCGAATTTGATGACAACAACACACCGACTGTAGCGAAGCTTAACGCATTGGCACAGGCATACATTGACCGCAATAACATCGGTGTTCCTCATGTTAATCTCAAAATCTCATTTGTTGGACTGTGGGAGACTGATGAGTATAAGGATGTTGCTGTTCTGGAGCGAGTCAATCTGTGTGACACAGTTCATGTGCAGTTTGAAAAGCTCGGAGTAAACGCAACAGCCAAAGTCATTGCTACTACCTACGATGTCATTAACGAAAGATACACGGAGCTACAGCTCGGAGACGCACAGACATCTTTAAACGATCTAATCCGGGAAACAGCCACATCTGCTGTTGAACAGGATGACGCAAAAGATTTTCTGAGTAACTACATTCAGAGCTTTACGGACATCATCACCAACAGTCTCGGACTGTTTACAAGCCGTGTCCAGAAAGAGAACGGAGGCTTTCAGTACTATCTGCACAACAGACCAGTGCTGTCTGAGTCACAGTACCAGTGGACAATCAATGCCGGAGGTTTTGCACTGTCCACAGACTACGGTCAGACTTGGACAGCAGGTATAGACTCACAGGGCAATGCTGTGTTTAATTCGCTGAGCGCAAACATCATTAAAGCGATGGAGATGTACGGCGCAACAATCGTCTTCGGCACAAACAAAACCGTGACTGCTTCCTCCGGCTATAACGGTGTTACTTTCCGGGGAGCAGGTGACATTTACAACACAACACTTGGAATGTGGATGGCGCAAAACTATCAAGACTCCGATTATACCGTGCGAGCAAATCATCTGAGCTTGGAAACAAATGCGAACTATAACAGAGCGCAACTGTACAACTATGACACAGAAGGAATCGGATCAAATTATGTAAATCTCTATGTGTCAAAAGAGACAGGCAATGCTACTGTTACGATTGCAAACTCTACTCAAAACGCTGTGATAATGAGCCACACTGACACGCAAAACACTGTATATATCAACAACCGCACGCAGAGCGGACAGCTTGCCAATTCAATGACGCAGAGAACCATCAACAATGAGCATCTAATTGCTCTTGAAAATCGCTCTGTTGATGGGAATATGGCTAACCGCATTGAAATGGTGAGCGATGTTGAAGGCACATCTGTCAGCAACTCCATTGGATTGTATAACTATGACAGCAGTGGGCAGGTGCTTGGCAACTGCAACGTTACAAATGGAGAATTCCAAGCCGGATACGGAGACACAGCTTATCTGCACATCAATGATGATGGCTATTTTTACATCAAGATAGCCGGATTTGGAGCATTTAAAGTTGAATTCATTGACATCGTTGACTATGACGGAGTTTCGCACAGAGTGCTTGGAGTAGCGTGATGATTAAAGTCAATATGATTCCAAAGACAAATGTGACCATGCTGACATGCTCGCAAGGTGATACCACACTGCGCAAATGGACACTGTCCATGTACAACGGCAGTCAGCCTTGGCAGATTGATTTTGACGCAGTCAATCTCATTTGTAGCAACGGTGCAAGCATTCCCGGAACGATTGAAGGCACTACAGTGGTGGTTGACTCTACTGCGGAGCTGACAACCAAAGCAGGTGCATTTGCATGCATGCTTGAATTTACCAAGGATACTCAAATACTGCACTCGCAGACATTCATGCTGATAGTGGAGGCTTTATGATTACTCAAACATATTCACTTGATCTAATTCCGAATTTTGCACCATTGGTGGTACACGTAAGCCAGTACGATGTGGGAAGCCGTACACTTGTGTTTAATCTGACCAAAAGCGGTGTAGCTTACAGTGGAAGCGCAACAGGAGCAACGATAAAAGGCACGAAGCCAGACGGCACTGGATTCATGTACAGCATGACGCTTGACGGCTCTACAGCCTCCATTGTGGTCACAGAGCAGATGACTGCGGTAGCCGGGATGACCACATGTGAGGTGGTTCTTACAGACGGCACAGCGGTGCTTGGCAGTGCCAATTTTACGTTGTTTGTGGAACACACTGCACTGGACTCTGAGACAGTCATTTCCGACACGGATATACCAGTGTTTGAAGAGCTGACAAGACAGGCTACAACAGCAAGCACACAGGCACAGCAGTACGCACAGCAAGCGAGAGAGAGCGCTGAGAGCATCGATGTATCTGAGCTTGAAGCGCAGATAGCGTCTAAAGCTCCTTCGGTCTCTCCTACGCTAAGATTTGGCATCACAGCATCTGCAAACGGCAACTCTAATCCACACGTTGAGCTGAGAGAAACAGGAAGCACTCCCATCAAGGGCATGGGCATTGCAATCTATAACGAAGATGGCACGCTGAAGAGCATCAATGACCTCGTTACAAGCGCAGGAAATCGCAACTTTGCAACAGTCTCGGAAGTAAACGCAAAAGCTCCGCTTGCTTCTCCGGCTCTAACAGGCACACCGACAGCACCGACTGCATCTGTAGGCACAAGCACCAATCAGCTCGCTACTACTGCTTTTGTGCAGAATCAGTTTGGTGGTTGGCGCATTTACGCACCATCAGCATTCAGCACATCGCAGACTCTTGTTAATATTTGTGCAAGCATGGCGAGTCAGTCAATATACATTTACGGCACAGCCACATATGATGACTTTGGAGGTGGACTGCCTACAGTCGGTGTACTGGAAATCAAAAAATATGCCAATGGCAGATGCGTTTTGGAATTGACAAGAGCATTGGCAAACACAGCTAATCCAGATAGATACCTTGCAATGTATAACCACACAACAAGCTCCATTACTGCATGGACACGCACGGCTACAGACCTTGCTATTGGCTCTGCTGTGTCGCTCAAAAACTGTGACTGCTTGCTGATTGGCAACTCATTCGCTTATGGCACAGGTGGCACTGGTGGTCATGGCTGGTGCTATTACTTCCAACAGAGGACAGGCTGTACTGCGCAGTATATCCGGCAGAATGGTGGCGATTTTGTTGCAGTAGGGAATGACCACGCTGACTACAAGAACATGACCTATCTGCAAGCTCTGACAGCCTACACAGCCACACGGACAGCAGAGCAGAAGAATGCTGTGAAATATATCATTGTCGGAGGCGGTTACAATGACACAACAAGCCGAAACAGCGGAGGAGCTTCTGCTGTAAAGACTGCCATTGCATCATTTGTAACGTACTGCCGGACGAATTACCCACAGGCACGCATCTGGATTATTCCGCTTTTCTCACCAACAATCATGTCTACGCAGAAAGAGTGGGATGTCATCAAGGAATGGTCTAACAGTGCAGTAGCAAATGGAGTGGCAACGTGCGTGCATGCTCCTCTGTGGTTTGAAGGAAAAACGCAGTACAACTCTGATATCAGCGGTGATGTTATCCACCTCAATGACGCAGGGTATCAGCTCGCAGGTGCGTACATTGCGTCGCTGGTGTACGGATGGGATGGACTGCTCGCAGGTCAGACAATTGGCACAACACGCACGCTGTACAATTCCGGGAACGTGACCATCCGCAGAAACGGCAGAAAGGTCATGATAACCATGAACGGAGCGTCTGCGCTTCCGAATGCCTCTGCGATCAATGCGACAGCACAAGGTCTCTCATGGGCTCCTGTCTCACCTGCCACAAGATACATACCTTGTTGGGAGTACAGCAGTGGCACAATGGCATTTGTTCAGCTCAACGGTTCTACTGGACTGACGAATCCGAGAGCAATGGACAAGACTGCGCTCACTAGTTACCGACTCTATACCACATTTGAATACGATGTCGCATATGATAGCTGACGATTTCATTGAGCAATATCTTGGCAAAGCGATAGACCATGACGGTGCTTTCGGTGTGCAATGCGTAGACCTTTATCGTGCATTCTGTGAATGGGCAGGTATGCACGCATATCCAACAGGAACAGGATGGGCAGACGGCTATTGGATAAACCGATACAATCAGCCGGAGAGCTACAATAACTTTGATTTCATTGCTGATGCATCACAGCTCCAGAAAGGCGATTGGTGCTTCTGGAGGCAAGGAAGCTCATGCCCAAGCTCGCATGTGGCTATGTTTGTGGAGTATAACGGAGACGGCACAGCCAAGTTTTTCGGACAGAATCAAGGCGGTGACCGAAGCGCATGCATAGTCAACATACCGCTAGACATCTGCGGAGCGTTTCGGTGGAACGGATGGAGCAAGGATATGACTGTATACACACAGGCTACAGTGCTTGTAAATAATCTGAACATCCGGGAAGCACCGACTCTGAGCGGAGCTATCAAGAAGCAAGCGATGCGAGGCGAGACATACGATGTGTACGGCTTTGTCCAGAGAGATGGCTACATGTGGCTACAGCTTGCGGATGGATGGATGGCATGCACAGAAGAGTGGGTACAGCTTTCAGACAACGGCACAGACGATCTAGAGAAGAAAGTAGACGGACTGCTGTACATCATCGGCAAAGCCTCAAAAGAGCTTGAGACGGCTCTGAAAACGCTGAGAGGAGAGTAGATATGAAGCTCAAAAACGAAACATACGATTTACTCAAAAGAATCTGCACGGTGTGGCTTCCGGCATTGGCTACACTGGTAATCGCTCTCGGCAAGATTTGGGGATGGGAGCATGCGAGCATGGTGAGCGCAACAATCACGGCTGTGGCAACATGCCTCGGCACAATCCTAAACGTAAGCTCAAGCAACTACTGGAATGGATTAGGGTAATGGACATCAATATATCTGTGGCATATCTCCTGTGGATTATCGGAGGCATAACGGCTGTCATAGGCTTTGGAAAGATGGCATTGAAGCCATTCCGGGAAATTGATGACCATGAACGGAGAATCACCAAACTGGAGAAAACACGCATAGAGCGTACCGAAACCGACAGACTCATACTCAAATGTTTGAATGCTCTCATCAATCACAGCATTGACGGAAACGATGTAGACGATCTAAAAGCCGTGAGAGACGAGATGCAAAATACGATTATCGAACACCATAAATAAGGAAGAGAGGCTAAATGCCTCTTTTTTTATTGCTCTTATAAATACCGTAAAAAAGTATTTGACAGATACCTTGACAGGGTGTATATTGACAATGCAGGGTAACCTGCCGAGGAGGAAAATATGGTCTACTGGAACGGAAGAGAAATCAGTGAAGCACAAGCTGAGAGCTACAGAAAATGGAACACATACTGCTACAAATTCATGCTCCATGAGAGAGAAATCGCACAGCCGATTGAAAAAAAGATTCCCATTAAGGAAGGCATCTGGATCGAAACACTTGAAGAGTTTGAAATAACAAGCGAAGGACGCAAATGGAACAGCGTGAAGCGCACAGGCAGAAAGAACTACGAAATCCGGCTGATGGTAAGACACGAAACACTTCCCTATGTCGCATATGAAACAGTCTTGCTAGACGGTGGCAACAGAGACGAGGCAAACCGAGAATTCTTGAGGCTCAAGAAAATCGGTGAAAGCCTCCCGGATGGATACATAGATAGAGAGCTGAACAGCATCTGACAACATCACGGTTAGCCTCTCACCGATAAGCAGAGGCACACATGAGAAAAGGAGAAAAGAAAAATGACAACAAAAGAAATCGTACTCACGAACGAACTGAGCAGTAAGCTCATCAAGCTCCTTAATAAAATGACCGAGTTTGAAATCAGCGGAGACATCCATGCTTATGGTGAAGCATGGGAACAGTACCAAAAAGAAAAAGCACATGCAAATGAGATTGCGATTCGTGAAATTGGCAAGCCGATATTTGATTAACAAGCCGAAACAGCCTACGCAGAACTGAAGCTGATGTAACAGCACATCGGTTAGCCAGTCACCGCAAGCACTGGCACACAGGAGGAGAAAAGGAATGACAAAACAGGAAATCATTAAAGCTCTCGCAGAGCGTTTCAAAATCGAAGCTGAGGAGGACGGCGCATATGACCTCTCCGAGAATGACTGGCAGTCTGGCTGTCGGTTCAATGGCGAATGGTTAAGCCTCGCCAATGTGGTTGAATGCATCGCAAAAGCAATGGAAAAGGAGGAAGCAAAATGAAACAGTACAAAGTCAAAGCAGAATTCTGCGACCTGTGGAATGCGTCCACAGAAGACATCATCAGCGAGGATGAAGTGAAGCGTCTCGCACAGGAGTGGGACAAGCCGGAGGCAGAGCTGTTAGAACAGCTTGAGGAGGTAGAAGAAATGAGACTGCCATGGAACACAACAGCAGACCGTCTGAGATTCGTACAGAGCAAGCTTGGACTCAATCAGAGAGAGCTGAGCGTGTACGCAGGTGTAAGCACACGCATCGTCAACCAGTGGATAAACGGCACGCACAAATGCTCCGAATTCGTGTGTGAGCTGATTGAGCGTGTAGCCGAGACCGATGCCAAAGCACTGGAAGCA